CAGACATTGATGTTACTGATAACGCACACTCTCTTGCTGAAAATATTATTTCATTGTATGCAACCGAAATTTTGCAGTATAATCCCAATTTTGTTGGCATAAGTGTTTTTACATATCAAAGTAGAGTTGCAGCCAAATTACTAAGCATTGAACTAAAAAAACATTCTGACAGTAAAATTATTTTGGGCGGGCAAGGAATAATCGACGGCGGCATATTGGGCAAAAGTGGTTTCGGTCAAACACTGTTGGAATCAAATCTAATAGATTACTATATCAGAAGTGAAGGTGAATCCAGTTTGGTTGAACTATTAAAAGGTAACACTGCCCATCCAGGAATCAATAGCAATAGTTTTAAACAAATTGACAATCTCGATTTGTTGCCATGGGCAAATTACGACGATTATGATTTTAGTTTATACACCAAAAAATCTATTCCCATGCTCTCCAGTAGAGGGTGTGTAAGATCATGTAGTTTTTGTGATATCCACTCACACTGGAAATATAGATATAGATCCGGCAACGATGTTGCCAACGAAATGATATTTCAAGCACAAAAATATAACATAGAAGATTTTGTTTTTGGGGACAGTTTGATCAACGGAAACCTTAAAGAATTTAAAAAATTCATTGAAATACTTTCTACCTATAACAAAACTGCAGAAAAAAAACTAAAATGGTCCAGCCAATTTATTGTTCGTAACCAACAACAACTAAATGAATCATACTGGGAAAATTTAGCTGCCAGCGGAGCATATAATTTGGCCATTGGTATTGAAACTGGCAGTGACAAAGTGCGTGAGCACATGAACAAAAAATTCACCAATGACGATATTGATTACACATTGGGGATGTTTGAAAAATATGGTATTACTTGTGTGTTTCTTATAATTACCGGCTATCCAACAGAAACCAAATTGGATTTTCAAGAAACTATCAACATGTTTACCAAATATAAACAATATAGTAACACTGTTATAACTTCGGTTACACCCGGATCCGGTCTAGGAATCTTATCCGGAACTCCGCTGTTTGAACATGCTGCTGAAGAAAACATTCAACTTGATAAAATTGAAACTAATTGGATAGCGTGGAATAATCTTGATCTGACAGTAGATGAAAAAATACACAGGCGACAATTTCTAGTAGACCATTTACGGAAATTAGGGTATAATGTTTCAATAACCGACAATGCTGCATTTACAATGATGCTTGATAAAAAAGATTATTACAAAAAACGACAGCATATAATGATTAAAATTAAAAAGGAAAACAACAATGGAAGCCGGCCAGAAATTTAATCGTTTTACTGCTAAAGAATTGGTTGATTTAGAAAAAATATTAAATGTTCTCCCCGACACAAGACCAAAAGAAACTGTGACCGATACTTACAACAACGGTTTTGAAAAAGATGGTCCAGTATATCAAATGATCATGAAAAAGATTTATCCTAAGATAAATGATGTTGTTACAGAAAATTTTGAATTATCATGCGGATTTATTTTAAAAGCAAACGAACCCTACGGTATACACACTGATTATTGGCATGCGCACGACAAAAGAAAAAATGTTGTTGGCCCATCGGTTCTTATACCATTGTCTGTGAGTCCTGACACTGCCAATATAACTGATACACACACTGTTATTTTTGATCAAATCTGCACTGATAACTTTCAAGAATTTAAGAAAAACAATAAACCAATTGCAGACGTAAACAACAGTGCAGTGTATCTCAAGGAAACGATACTTTCGCATTGTTCTGCCGACGACCTGTCTTACTTGACAGTTAAAAGTGTTTGCTCGTGGGAACCTGGTAGCTTTTTGTATTGGGACAGGAGGCTATTGCATTCCAGTGACAGTTTCGGCACATCTGGTATAAAGCAAAAACGATGCATAGTTATGTTTTTTGACGAAAAATAAACAAATAAAATGAGTAAAGAATATTCAATAGACCTGCAAAAATTATTTCTGGAAATGATGTTACAAAATTCAGAAAGCTATTTACGGGTACAAAACATTTACAATCCAGAAAACTTTGATCGCAGCCTACGTGCTGCTGCCAAGTTTATCAAAGAGCACACTGAAAATCACAAGGCCATGCCCACTGCTGATCAAATTCGTGCAGTAACAGACACAGAACTTCGGCCAGTGCCTGATTTAGGTGATAATCATTATGAATGGTTCATGTCAGAGTTTGAAGGATTTACTAAAAAACAAGAACTAGAACGTGCGGTGTTAAAAGCAGCCGACATGATTGAAAAAGGTGAATTTGATCCAATTGAAAAATTAATCAAAGATGCTGTTCAAATTAGTCTGACCAAGGACATGGGCACTGACTATTTTGCTGATCCCAGAGCTCGGTTGTTGAAAATCAAAAGCAACAACGGACAGGTCAGCACTGGTTGGTCTACCATGGACAAGCGACTGTTTGGCGGTATGAATCGAGGCGAGCTTAATATTTTTGCTGGCGGATCTGGATCAGGCAAGAGTTTGTTTATGCAAAACATTGCTATCAATTGGATGACTCAAGGATTGAACGGTGTGTTCTTGACACTGGAGCTCAGCGAAGAACTTTGTGCCATGCGTATGGACAGTATGGTGGCCAATGTCAGCACCAGAGAAATTTTCAAAGATTTGGACGACCTAGAACTCAAAGTCAAAATGGTAGGCAAGAAGTCTGGTAACTTGCGCATCAAGTACATGCCGGCACAGAGCAACGTTAATCAGATCCGTGCATATCTCAAAGAGCTTGAAATTCAAACTGGACGAAAAACTGATTTTATCATGGTAGACTACTTAGACTTGGTTATGCCTGTGAGTGCCAAAGTCAGCCCCAATGACCTGTTTGTGAAAGACAAGTATGTGTCAGAAGAATTGCGTAACTTGGCCAAGGAATTTAACATACTGATGGTAACTGCATCGCAGTTGAACCGATCAGCTGTGGAAGAAATTGAATTTGACCACAGCCACATTTCAGGTGGTATTTCAAAGATCAACACAGCTGACAACGTGTTTGGTATCTTTACAAGTCGTGCCATGCGTGAGCGAGGACGCTATCAGATACAACTGATGAAGACTCGTAGTTCCAGTGGCGTTGGTATGAAAGTGGATCTAGATTTTGACCTAGAAACACTGCGCATCACAGACCCCGGGGAAGATGCTCAAGGAACACCCGGCTCGTTGAAGCCACAGACTGGCAGCATCATGGATTCAATTAAAACTAGATCCAGTGTTGCTCCAGGACAGAGTTCGTTGAGCGCAGGCAACGGCGACGGTGAAGTACAGAGCACCAAACTAAAAAATATGTTAGCTGGATTAAAATCTAATTAGAATGATTGAATGTATTACTTGGTTTTCGAATATAGAAAGACAATGGGATAAACGTACCTACAAAGAGGGACGTCTTATTGTGTGCGATGATAACTGCGGGAAATGCTAAATACACTTAATCCGGAGCAAAATTTTGCAAAAACGTACTCGTAGTATATTAGAAGAATTAGATAGCTTTAGACTTCAGAAAGATAGAGAAAATCTTGTGGAGAACAGAGCTGCACATGTAATTCAGAGTGCAATCAATTTGATTAACTTTATCAAAGAAACCTACGAGCCCGAGCAAGCCGATGAATTAGAACGCAGATTAATCAACAGCATACGCAGTCAAGATGCTGGTAAATTTAATCGCGGTGTTAAGAGATTAAAAAATGAAAATTAATGAAATTGTTGCAGAGGGAATTTTAGGAACAATTGGCAAAGGTCTGGCGTCCATGGCCGGCGTTAATGTTGCTGGTATCTATTCACAGGCCGCTGCTGCCAAAGCAGAACAAGAAGCGGAAAAAGAGAGAAACAAAGCACCAGCAGCGCCAACACCGCCAACTAAACCTGCAACAACTTCTGGCCCTGTCAATGTTTCCACAAAAGGTGGAGTACAAGTACTTGGCACAAACCCCATACACTTTAGATTTAAAAATCAAGATTACATTCTTAAAGATTTTGGCAATGACATCGAACAATGGGTTAACATGCTGAGTGGAAAACCTGTGCCAGCAACGTTGGCAGATTTCTTTGACAGAGAATTGCAAACGCTATGAAATTATTTGAAATTAAAAAAACCGCACCTACGTGGCTTGTAATGGAGTCCGCAGATGGAAAGAATGTACACCTAGAACACATTGAAGATGAAATTTTCAATAAAGGTTATCTAGGAGCGCAACAGGCACTGAATTACTTGAACAACATACGTGCAATGTTTGCACAGGGCGAAGGTACTCCTACAAAAATAACTGTAAAGTGGGATGGTGCTCCTGCAGTTATTTGTGGTACCGATCCAGCAGATGGTAAATTTTTTGTTGGTACAAAAAGTGTTTTTGCAAAAAACGAACCCAAACTTTGCAAGACATCCAAAGACATTCGTAATTTTTACGGTGAGCAAGAAGGGTTGGCAACAAAACTAGAACTTTGCTTAAAGTATCTTCCCAAGCTGGGAATTGGCGGAGTTTTACAAGGCGACCTGATGTTTACTCCTGGTGATGTTACTACTGAGGCCATTGACGGTGAAGAATACTTAATCTTTACTCCCAATACTATTACCTATGCTGTGCCAACCAACAGTGCGCTGGCTAAAAAAATTGCTGGAGCAAAATTGGGCATAGTGTTTCATACTGCTTATGAAGGTCCTAGCTTACCTGAAATGCGAGCATCGTTTGGCGCCAGTGTTGCTGGACTAAACCCATCCAAGGATGTATGGTTTGATGATGCAACCTACAAAGATTTTACAGGAGTTGCAAGTTTAACTCCCGAAGAAGACAACGATATCAAGGCAGTGTTGGCCGCAGCAGGACAAACTCTGCGCAAAGTAAACCCGCAAAAGTTTGACATAATTTTAACCAACAAAGAATTTTCATCTTATATCAAACCGTTTATCAACAACATGGTTCGAGCCGGTGAGCAAGTTGGTAACCCCATTGCCTTTTTGCAAAGTTTCATTACTTTCTACAAAGGAAAAATGGAAGCAGAGATAGCAAAATTAAAAGGTGGACCAGAGAGCACCGCTGCCCAGGCAAGAATTAAAAAGATTCAAGACAACGAACAGTTTATTGAAGACAACAGCAATACACTACTGGGTATACTGGCTATCTACAAACGCATCATTGAAGCAAAAATAATGCTGCTTCAAAAAATGCAAAAAATTGAAAGCGTTAACACATTTATCAAAACCGACAACGGCTATAGAGTAACAGCTCCTGAAGGATTTGTTGCCATTGGGCACACAGGTGCAGTTAAATTAGTTGACCGTATTGAATTCAGTAGACAGAACTTTTCTGCCACCAAAGCCTGGAAAAAAGACTAACTAACCAAGCCATTTTTTTGCACTGGCATAAATACTTTTATGCGTACATACGCAGACTTTTTAAAGGAAAACAAAAATGGCAGTTTTTACACGTACAAATGGTAACGCACTAGGCGTTGTTAACATCGACGTTTATCTAGCTTCTACCACAGCCAACGCTACTCTAATCAGCACTGGCATCAGCAAGCACCCACAATTCTTCGGAATTACTTCTAACATCACTACCACCAACTACAACTGGGCCAACCAGTTGGGTACCGGTTATGGTGCAGAAGCTGTTCTAAGAGTTATCGCTCAGAACGCTACAATCTTGGCATACCAACCAGATGCCGCTCTTCTAAGCGTTTGCATCGAAGAAAGCAGCTGGAACGCTACTGATCTACAAGCTAACCTACGTGCACTAGGCACAGCAGTTGGTACAAGCAGCTTAAACTACACCGGTTTAACTGTTACCGACGTAGGCATGAAACTAGCTACTTCTTAATTTTTAAGAGGTATCTTAGAACAAGGCAGCTTTTTGCTGCCTTTTCTTTTGACCGTTAAATACTGTATGACATACATTAACTGCTATACCTTGATAGACATTACACCAACAGGTATAATCAGAGGTGAAAGTGTTGAACGAGATCAGCAAAGAAATTGGCAAACAGTGTTGCAGGTACTGAGTTTAAAAACACAACCAGATGTAGTACAAGGTCCAACTATATTTGAAGTTGACGATATCAGTTCTACATCTTTTGGAGAATTTTATCAAGGTACACAATTGGTTTGGGCGTTTCAGTTCAAAGGCGAACGACCCGAGTTTTATGATATTGATAGTTTAAAACAGGATTTTGATCAAGTTCCTATCATACTAGGTTTGAATGAAACAGCAAGATTCATGTTACCAATTTTTCACACAGCTGGCGCATTAAAAAACATATACTTTTTGCCCACAGACCAACGCTAAATAACATTGATGCTACTTATGGCGCAACACTAGGCTCACTCTTTATGGCACAAATTAGGCAAATGATCAAGCATCGCAGCGGTACCGATAGTACAAGGCGAATTAAAATGTCATCAACAGATATAGAAAAAGAAAACCTAGAGGCGCACGTAGAGCTTTGCGCTGAAAGGTATAAAACATTGGAAAATAAACTAGCAGACCTAGATCAGCGAATGACTAAGGTCGAAGAACACGTCTTGGCTATACGAGAGGCTATAAGCAATAAAACCAGTGGAGCCGATAAACAGTTAATTGCCATCGGAACCACAATCTTTGGTGTAATGTTTTCAGCCATTATCGGATTGCTAATACACCTAGCAACAAAATAACGTGAAGATAGTAGAAGTCACTAGCAATTTATCAATTGCAATCACTAACGAAGAAGCAGATCTTTTAAACCGATTTGACAACGATACACCAACGATTATCAAAAGAGAATTATCCGAAAGAGATCAGCTGACGGCAAATCAACTAGTTAACAAAGATTTACTTTTAAGAAAAAAGAATGAAAAAGGCCAACTCGTCTATGTCAAAAGATCTAGCAGGTCGACTGCTGGTTGACGCAGCCATAGTCAAAACCCAACGCTGGGCTAAAAAAGAATTTAACAAACTAAGAAATTCGGACAGAATTATCTGTGCTAATTTCAGCGATACCCTATGGACAGTTGGTAGATTCCAACTTGAACAATTGGGACAACATGCATGGAAATTAACAGACAACATCGGTAAAAGTGAAATTTTTTACTGTAAACAAAGTGCAGTTTTTTATGCAATATACACGCAGATAAAAATGTTCAATCGAGCCAGCACAATTTTAGAACAAGATACCGCGGTGGCTCTTTACAAAGCCAAACTCGATTTTTATAGTCAAAAACTTTTGTCGCGTGACAGCAAAGGGTTCAACCGAGATCTGCAGGCCTCTAGATATTCTGACTATAGAGCCAAGTATGCACACGCTAAACAAGAATTAGAAAAAACTTTAATAAGAGCTAAATACTCTAAAGTTTGGGACTCTTTATTATGAATTTAAAAGAACTTACACCTAAGACCGCACGTAAATTAAACAAGGTCATGGAAAGTAGATTTGGCTTTAGCATTGATTATAAAAATTTATCATATGCAAAAGCTCAAAAACTAAATGTAGCATTAAGCGAGCAATTAAATGCAATTCGCAAGAGCTACGGCATTCACACTGCTGAACGCAATCCAAAATACATGGAAATGCTAATGGTTCAAGAAGGACTATCTGCATGGCTAGATCAACAGGATCAAGTTTTAACCGAAGGCGAACTTGAAGTTGCCGAAGTTGTTTTAGCTGCCAAGGACATGGTTGATAGCGTACAGAAAATGATTGAAGATGCTAGCAAAATGCTAAACGAACAATTACCACCATTGGTTGATACTATTCGTGACCAAGTTGGTGTAGAGCAAGGTGAAGCATACAAAAATGCCACCACGCCTGCACTGCAAGCATTGTTAGACAATCTAAATGCTGCACGTGAATCGCTTGACTCTGCTGCTCGAGTGCTAGCCGGCGAACAAGCTCCTGTCACTGACATGGGCTTAGGCGCTGAACTACCTGCTCCTACTGTGGGCGATGACCTTTCGGATCTAGACGCAGACGAAGGCGACGGGTTTGACGCCACTGACGCTGCTGCTGGCGGTGATGAAGAACTGGGCAGAGAGCGTAGATAATTGTGAGAGCAACTGATTTTATTAATTTTTACACAGAAGATTCAAATACCGACAGCAAAATTGAAACGGTAGTTAGTCTTGTGCATGATAAAATCAATGACGGTGAGTTGCCTCCAAAACTTCCAACCCAGATGATTATTCGGTTAATACAAAACACTGGGTTGGCAAGTTTCAACATTGACGATCTTATTTCGGTCAACGAAAAAAGCGAATCGTTGCAAAATTTAATTAAAAATATCACTCCGGATTACATTGAGTTTGTGACTAGATCTAGCACAAACGTAGCCAATACACAAAGCAATTTGGCCGCAGCAGATAATCCAACTAAAACAGTTTCCGACATGGCCAAAGACGCCATGAAACGTAGACAAGACTAATTAAATACTGTATTATAAGATATGGTCGTAAGACCTGTTATCTCACGAATAAAATTATGACAATTAAACACAGCACTATAGAATTTTTAGATTTGTATGCACAGCATCTAAAAAATCTTGATGATGAAGACAGGTACACAAGATTTGGATACAGTGCTACTCCTGCAACCATTGACAGCCTGATCTTGAATATATTATATAACCAAGACAATCATCATATTTTTACATATGCCGTCGAAGGAAAAATATTGGGCTTTGGTCATTTGGCCAAGGACGGCACTGATTGGGAATTGGCAGTCAGTGTTGAAAAGAGTTTTCAGGGTCAGGGCATTGCTGATAGTCTAATGAGTCACATGATCAGTTGGGGCAAGACTCACGGAGTAAACGCAGTCTACATGCACTGTATTACCGAAAATCAAAGAATCCAGCATCTGGCCAAAAAACACGGATTAAAAACAATAGATCGATCCGGAAGAGACATCACAGCGCAAGTTGAATTACCTAAACCCACAATAGTGGATTATGCCACTGAGTTGTATCAAGAACAAACTGAATTGGCCAAGGACATTGTTAGATTACAAAAAACATGGTTGAAAAATTGGACAGTTAAATGATAACATTGACCGATGCTGCTGCCAAAAAAATACTGAGCCAAATTGCCAAACGCGGTCATGGTTTAGGTATCAAGGTGGGAGTTAAAACTACCGGTTGCTCGGGACTGGCATATGTGTTAGAATATGTTGACAACGATCACGAACACGGCGTAGAACAACACGACTCCAATGGAGTCAAGGTGTTCATTGATCCCAAGAATAAACCTTATCTACATGGTACTATCATAGACTATGTAAGAAATGGATTAAACGAAGGATTTGAGTTTCGTAATCCCAATGAACGCGATCGATGTGGTTGCGGTGAAAGTTTTAGAATTTAATGATTATTAACAAATTTGATTATACTCCTATCAGTAGAGAAACCATCAATGGAAAACGACACTACTGTTTGCCCGACGGCAGCAAAGTGCCCAGTGTCACAACTATATTGGATAGAACAAAGCCCGAAGAAAAAAAGCAAGCTCTTGCCAATTGGAAAAAGCGAGTTGGTGAACAGCAGGCCCAGGCCATTACCACAGAAGCTGCTAGTCGTGGAACAAGGATGCACACCTATTTAGAACATTACATAAAAACAGGTGACATGAAAGATTATCCCAGTAATCCATTTGCACAGCCCAGTTGGTTCATGGCCGCCGAAGTCATCCTCAAAGGACTGGGCAATATCGACGAATATTGGGGAGTTGAAATACCTTTGTACTACAGTGGCCTTTATGCAGGCACTACTGACTTGATTGGAGTATGGAAGGGAAAACCGGCAATTATGGACTTCAAACAGACCAATAAACCTAAAAAAAGAGAGTGGATTGAGGATTATTTCCTCCAGCTGGCGGCCTATGCAGCCGCACACAATAACATGCACGGAACCGACATCAAAGATGGAGTTATTTTGATGTGTGCGAAACCCAATGAACTGCCCGACGGGACATACGATACCCCGCAATACATTGAATTTGAAGTAGACGAAACAGAGTTTAAATTTTGGAGCGATCAATGGATGCAAAGGGTTGAGCAGTATTATCAACTTTCATAAATATGCTATAGGATAATAAGAAAAACGCTATGGCCATAGTACAAATCAGTCAAATTAAACATCGCAGAGGTACAGGTGAAAACTTACCTCAATTAGCCAGCGCAGAATTGGGCTGGGCTGTTGATACACAAAAATTGTATGTCGGTAACGGCACTCTTGCCGAAGGTGCTCCGGAAATTGGAAACACCGAAATACTGACCGAACACAGCAACTTACCTGGCTTGACCAAATACAATCAGGTGCTGGTGGCTAACACAACTGCCAACGTTTCTAGTTGTCAATTTGACAGCACCCAACCCGGTGTTACTATTGCCTACAATATTACTCGCATGACCAGTGCAAACACAGCCAATGTGCGCACAGGATCTATTAGAATTGCACAATACCTAAGCAGCTTGGCCTATGATGAAGAATGGTCTGAAACTGGCAACGTGGGAGTTCAATTCGGTATTGCACAAGTTGGTAATGTTTACTGTCAAGTAACTGCTACTACCACTGCTGGGTCATATAACGCTAATCTAAACTTTACCATTTATTCATTAACTTAATTTTTCTTAGATGTGGAATCAACTACCCGATGAACGTTTACGTTCATGGCAGGATTTTCGAAATCGCATTTCTAAAAAATCTCTGCCCGAGGCGCTACAGGAAACTCAACACCTATGGAGTTTTGCACCATATGTAGCACACTACCTAACAACCGACAACATCAAAGAATGGCCTGGACCTTGGGAATTAATATACGAAAATTACTTTTGTGATCTTGCAAAAGCACTTGCAATACTGTATACTCTATATCTAACAGACCATTGTCCAGAATTAGAAATTAAAATATATCAAGATCCAACAACCAAGGAAACTTATAATTTAGTCCTAGTTGAAAAAGGAAAATATGTTCTTAATTATGTTCATGACGAAGTTGTAAATAAAACACAAATCAACCAAGCGTTAAAACACATAAAAACCATTAGCGTTGTAGAGCTAGGGTTAGACAAATTATTATAAGAGAAGTCAATGACAGAAATTCAAGTAACTAAAAGAGATGGTAAGAAGGAGCAGCTTACTATCGAAAAATGGCAAGCTCAGGTAGCAAAAATTTGTAGTGGGATCGCTGATGTAAGTCAGTCAATGATAGAAATCAAAGCACAACCGCATTTTTATGATGGAATTACCACTAGAGAAATTGATGGGATCACACTACGGGCCGTAGTTGATCTCATTGACGTAGAATCAAACCCGGATGTGGGACACACCAATTATCAATATGTAGCAGGCAAACAACGATTGAGTATGTTGCGCAAAGATGTCTACGGTGATTACAATCCTCCTCACCTGTTGGAGATTGTTAAAAAGAACGTAGCAGTTGGATTGTATACACCAGAATTACTGGAGTGGTACTCAGAAGACGACTGGAATAGAATGAACGACATGCTTGACCACGAAAAGGACGAGCAGTATAGCTATGCAGCCATTGAACAGTTGATTGAAAAATACCTTGTGCGCAATCGTGCCACAAAGGAAATCTACGAAACTCCACAGATCCGCTACATGATTGCAGCAGCCACGGTGTTTCACAAAGAAGAACCCAACAGCGCAAGAATGCGTTACATAAAGGAATATTACAATGCAGCTTCTGACGGTTTATTTACTCTCGCTACTCCTGTTCTTGCTGGCCTTGGCACTCCCACTAAGCAGTTCAGTAGTTGTGTGCTCATTCGCAGTGATGATGATCTTGACTCCATTTTTGCTAGTGGCGAAATGATGGCCAAGTATGCCAGTAAACGTGCTGGCATTGGTTTAGAGATAGGTCGCTTGCGTCCACTGGGATCACCTATTCGTGGTGGAGAGATCATGCACACAGGTATGATTCCGTTCTTGAAAAAGTGGTTTGGTGATTTGCGTTCATGTAGTCAAGGTGGCATTCGAAATGCCAGTGCCACAGTTTTCTATCCCATATGGCATCACCAATTTGATGACCTCATTGTTCTTAAAAACAATCAAGGCACAGAAGAAACCCGTGTTAGACACATGGACTATGGAGTTGTGTTGTCGGCCTTTTTCTGGAGACGTTTTAAGAACAAAGAAAACATCACATTCTTTGATCCCAACGAAGTCCCTGACCTCTATCAAGCGTTCTATTCTAATACGGAACTGTTCGAAGAACTGTATGTCAAATACGAGAAACAACCGGGCCTGCGTAAGAAATCAATGGCAGCTGAAGAAGTTTTCAAGTCGGGTATTTTGAAAGAGCGCACTGACACTGGGCGCATCTATCTAGTGTTTATTGACAACGTGATGAACCAAGGACCATTTGATCCTGAGTATCACACCATTTATCAGAGTAACTTATGCTGTGAAATCCTTTTACCTACTAAGTCTTTTAAGCGCCTCGACGATGCTGATGGTCGCATTGCTTTATGTACTCTGGGATCAATTAATTGGGGTGCGTTCCGTAATCCTGAAGATATGCGCAGGGCTTGCCGTATCCTGCATCGCAGTCTTAATAACATCCTTGATTATCAAGATTTTTTAAGTATTCAAAGTAAATTAAGCAATGACGAAATTCGTCCCTTGGGCATTGGTATCACCAACTTGGCCTACTGGCATGCCAAACGTGGATTCCGTTACGGCGACAAAGATGCACTACAAGACGTTAAATCGTGGTCGGAGCATCAAGCATACTACCTAACCGAAGCCAGTGTAGAGTTAGCACAGGAGCGCGGGCGTTGCGCTCACAGCGACAAGACACGCTACGGACAAGGCATTTTCCCCTGGGAATGTAGAGCCAAAGGTGCAAATGAATTGGCAAACTTTGAGCCAGAACTAAATTGGGAAGGCCTACGTGCTATGATGCGTAGCTATGGTGTTCGTAATGCCACGCAAATGGCAGTGGCTCCAGTTGAAAGTTCTAGTGTTGTGATCAATTCGACCAATGGTATCGAAATGCCAATGAGTTTGATCTCTGTCAAGGAATCAAAAGCAGGATCGTTTGTGCAAGTTGTGCCTGAATATCATAGACTGAAAAACAAATATCAATTGATGTGGGATCAGAAAGACTGTGACGGTTATTTGAAGACAGCAGCAGTGATTGCAGCCTATGTTGATCAGTCAATCTCCACCAACACTTTCTACAATCCAGCGCACTTTCCTGAGCGCAAGGTTCCTACTACGTTAATTGCCAAGAACTTGATGCAGGCTCACATGTGGGGGCTGAAAACATTCTACTACAGCTTGATCAACAAACAAGGCAGCAAGCAAGTAGAAACT